CAATCTCGAATGGTACGGACGCAAGACCGGCCACCCCGTCACCCGCATGGGCGAGGTTGTCGTTGCTCGCGAAGCCCCTTGGGCGGCCGCGACTTTAGACGGTTTCGACCCCGTCATGTCGGCCGTCATCGAATGCAAGACAGTCGGCGGGTTCGAGGCGCGCGAGCGCATCGTCGAGCGCTACCAGCCGCAATGTCACTGGGCGATGATCTGCACCGGCACGCGCAAGACGTTCCTCTCAATCATCGAGGCCGGCCGCGAGCCGGTGATCGAAGAGATCACCTTCGACGGCACCTATGCCCTCGAGCTGTGGCGCCGCGCCGAGATGTTCATGAAATGTGTTTGGGATCTCATTCCACCTGCGGTGTTCGATGCGGTTGCCGCGCCGGTTCCGCCCGAGCGCTGGCGCACGGTGTCGATGGAGGGCAACAACGCTTGGGCTGAGAACGCCTCGCTCTGGATTGAGCACCGCTCCGCCTCGAAGAAATTCGATGGCGCCTCGAAAGAGCTGCGCGCGATGGTCGAGGCCGATGTCGGCAAGGCGACCGGCCACGGCGTTTTGGTGAAGCGCGATCGTGCCGGGCGGTTGTCAATCAGTGCGGAGAGATAGGATGTCCAAGGAAATTGCGCTCTTCACCGTGAGCGACATTCGCGCCATGGGCGAAGCCATCGCGCGGTCTGGTTTATTCGGCATGAAGACGCCCGAGCAGGCGATTGCGCTTTGCCTCGTCGCGCAGGCCGAGGGCCGCCATCCCGCTTTGGCAGCGAGAGATTACGATGTCATAAACGGCCGCCCGGCGAAGAAGGCCGAGGCGATGCTGCGCGACTTCATCGAGGCGGGCGGCAAGGTCGAATGGCACGAGTTGAGCGACACCAATGCCGACGCGACCTTCTCGCATTCCAGCGGCGGCACGGTGCGAATCACCTGGGATCTGGACCGCGCGAAGATGGCCGGGCTGACGGGCAAGGACATGTACAAGAAGTACCCGCGGCAGATGCTGCGCTCGCGCGTCGTGTCGGAAGGCGTGCGCACGGTTTGCCCGGCCGCAACCTCGGGCATGTATGTGCCGGAAGAGGTCGCGGCTTTCGAGCCGCGGCAAGCCACTGACGTTACGCCTGCGCGGACCCCGGCGCCGATCGCCGCGGCAATGCCTGCGCCGCCTCCGGCCGAGCCGCCGCACGATCCGGCGACGGGCGAAGTGGCGCCGCATCAGATCCCGGTACCGACCGTCGGCGACCGCACCGACTACATCGCCTTTGGCCGCAGCTTCATCGCCGCCGTGAAATCCGCGCGCGACATGAGCGAGCTGAAGGCGTGGCAGGCCGAGAACAAGGAGGCGCTCGACGAGTGTAAGAAGGCCGCAGTCAAGGCGTTTAAGAGCATCAGCGGGGCTATCGCGATGATGGAGGACAAGCTGTTGCCGGCGCCGGACGCGGCGGAGTTGGCCGAAGAAAGCGACCTGCCGAATATTCTGATCGCCGGCTGATGTCGTATCTGCTGATGCGGCGGGAGGGAGATGCGCTGGTGCCAGCCGGCCGGGAGGCGACCGCGGCGCTGGCGCATCTCCCCGAGGGCAAGACCGTGATGGTGAAGATCGAGCACAAGCGCAACCTCGCGCAATTACGCCAGTACTGGGCCGTCCTCGAACGTGTCGTTATGTTGACAAAGTGGGAGACGAAAGAGCGGCTGCACATCGCGCTGAAGCTGCGGCTCGGGAGATACGATCTGCTCGACATCGGCGGCAAGCTCGTGCCGGTGCCGCACAGCACCGCGCTGGACGAGATGACGCAGGCCGAGTTCAACACCTACTTCGAGGAGGCGATGCATCTGATCGGCGCCGAGATAGTGCCGGACGAGGACATGGATGCATTCCTCGCGGAGGTGGCATGACGAGCGCGAGGCCCCATTGGGACTATCTGACGAAGAGCCTCTTCGCATTCGTGGTGTGGATTGCGATCTTCGCCACCTTGGCGCTGATCATCACGCTGGCTCTCAACTTCCTGTTCTCGTAGGAGCATCCCATGCCGCAAAAATACACGGTCGATCCGGATGTCTACTATCTCGCCGCGATGTTTGTGTCCGACCTGGACAACGTGACCGACGAGGACAAGCAGGAGCTCGCGCAGATCATCCAGGACGCGATCGAGGCTTGGATACAGGCGAAAGAAGCCCAAGCACCGCTACCGCCGCCAGCGCCGTAGGAGAGACGCCGATGATTGACTGGCCGATAACCCTCGAGCAAGCCGCCGAGCGCTTGCGCTGGGTGGGCGAGTTGCGCCGCCTCAAGAAGATCGCCCGTGCAGCCGGCGCTGGCTACAGTGCAGGCCGAGGTAATTGGCAATTGTTCGAACCGGATTTTCAGATCCTTGTGGAGACCCTCCGATGCCGCTCCAACTCAAGCGCCGTGCACGCAGCCCCTACTGGTACGTCCGCGGCACGTTCCACGGCACGCGAGTCAACGAAAGCACGCAGAGCACGGATAAAACGGTCGCTCAACGCTACCTCCGCGCCCTCGAATCCGATCTTGCTCGCGGGGTCCAACGTGACGCCATTACCTTCCGCCAAGGGACGGCGCTCTACCTGAAGGCGCATCCGCGCGCGCTCCCCGACGAGCGTGCGATCCAAGCCTTGTGCGATCACCTGATCGACCGGGTGACGCGCTTCGGCGAGCTCGCTCTCCCCGCCATCAAGCCATACATGGTAACGGCGGCGGCGCTGGCGCTTTATCCAGACCGCGCGGCATCGACCCTCAACCGCATGGTCATCATGAACGCGGGCGCGATCATCAACTACTGCGCCGAGCAGGATCTCTGCCCGCCGATCAAGCTGAAGCGGCTGAAGGAGCGCGAGGTCGAGCCGCGGGATGTCGATGCCGGCGTAGCGCGCGCGCTCGAGGCAGCGGTGGAGGGACGGCAGCAGCTTCTCCTGCTGATGCTGTTCCGCCAAGGCTGGCGCATCGGCGAGCTGCTGACGATCGAGTGGCCGCAGCTCGATCTGGCCGAGGCGGTAATCCTGCACCACAACCATAAAGGCGACGCCTGGAACAAAGTGCCGCTGCATGAGGATGTCGCGGCCGCACTGGCGCTAATCCCCGAAGCAGAGCGCGTCGGCAAGCTATTCCCCTGGAACAACCGCTGGGATGTCTATCGCTGGCTGAAGCCGTTGGCGAAGCGGCTAGGCACCACGTTCACGCCGCACCAGGCGCGACACACTTTCGCGACTCGGCGCACGAACGACGGGGCGACCGCGCACGATCTGGTGCTGACGGGCAACTGGGCCGATCTCAAATCCGTGAAGCGCTATACGCGGGTCGATATCGAGCGGGCGCGGTCGGTCATCAACCGCGTGAAGTAGGAAAAGCATGCCGGCATGTTCCACGTCATTTCACGTCTCCTTTGACGCGCTCGACGGCGGCACCAGCCTGAGGAACATCCTTAACCAGTGTCCACAGCCCCTTTATCAACTCGTCGATCTTCTCCATCGCATACTGATCGTCGCGATGAACCACGCTCAACGCCGACAATACGGCGTCGGTACACGCAACCAACACGCTGCAAAGCTCATCCACGTCCTTGCCGCTCATCCCGCCTCCTTCACGCGCTTGATGGCGGTGCGGGCAATATCGCCAGTCTCGCGCTGCACGACCGCTTCCGTCACCGCTATCAGCTCAGCTATCGTCCGCCGCCTCTCACTCATTTCAGTACTCCCCAATCGCCATCCGGGCCAGCGACTTGATGAGCGCGGTGATGGTTTCGTTCATCTCGCCCTCGGGCGTGTCCGGCTTAAGTAGTGCACAGCGCGTGCACTCTCTGGATCTATCAACAAAATCAACGACAGACACACCCTTGGTAAGGGAGAGGTCCACAGTTCAATCCTGTGCGGCAGCACCACCTAAAGTGTTTGAAATAAAAGGATTTTTGGGATTTTCGAGAGAACGGCGACGGAGCGAAAAAGCGCGAACAAAGCGCGAAACTGAGGGGAAAATGTGCGCACTATGCGCGCACTCCCCCGCGCGATGTTCTAAATGCGTTCCATGGCCCCCTTAGGCGATGACCGAGCAAGAATATCTCAACGCAAAACGCGAGTTGCGCCGACTCAATCGACTCATTGACGACGCGCCTATGGAGGCCAAGCCGGTTTTTCGCGGCATCTGCGAGTTGCACGCGGTGGTCGCTGATTATGAGCGCTATACCAGGGGAAGGACTAGGGAACGCCGATGGCGCTGAAAGAAGTCCGCCAAGACAGCCGAGGCAACACGCTTTACGTCGAGGATAACGAGGTCGGTGGCCATCGCTATTGGTCCGACGAGGTTGGCGGCGGCGTCGTGGTCTGGGACACCTGTCTCGTATCGGATGAGATGGTGCGGCTGGCTCTCGACGCCGAAAAAGCATCATTAGCGCAGAAGGATTGAAGGGAACGCCGTGACAGACCTAAAAGTGGTCAAGCTGCCGACCGGAAACCTGCAAGACATTCCGGCTCTCATTGAGACGGTTGCCAAGCAGACGCGCGAAGGTGAGTTTGGCAAGGTGGTGGCCGGCGTCTGCGTACTGCTCAATGATGATGGCGAGCCCCAAGTGTTCGGGTGGGGCGACGCCGATGCCGTGCGAAGCATCGGGTTACTGACGCTAGGCGCTCAGTGGCTATCTCGCAAAGTAAAGCAATAGAAGGGAACGCCGATGGCGACCGATCCCATGACTGACGCCGAACTTACGAAGTATCTTGGCTTCAAGTCCGAAGATGATCAGGTAAAGGTCGCGAAGTTCATCGCCGAACTCTCGCCCGAGCGGCGCGCGCTCTATGACCGCATGCACGAGGTCGAGATAGAGGCGAATCTATGGACGGCGGGAGTAGGGCCGAAGCCCGAGGGCGTGATCGTCTGCAAACCCAATCATCGCCACTTCGGCAAAATAAAGCGATAGGAAGGGAACATGGACGCGCTCGAACTACTCTATGACCGCGCCGAAGCGGACTTCCTCGCCTGGATTGCGGAGCACGACCCTGACGGAGAACTGACGCTGCTCGAGCAGATCGACGCCTATTACGCTCACCACCAGGGGAAGGACTAGGGAACGCCGTGACAGACCTAATGGACCCAGAATGGCTGCGCCCGTGCATCTGCGCTTATTGGGATGGTGAACGATGGCATCGCCTTCCGCGCTGTCCGCGTTTTATCGACCGTTGTCATGGCGTCGGAGAGCCAGATCGCCGTGACGTGTCGCTGGTACAAATCATCCGCGTCACGGCTTAGGAGAAGGGAACGATGGGCGTTTCAATCATGATGAGGCCCGGCACCGTGATGCGCTCGAAGGGTGACCCGGTGAATATTACCCCAGGTCTACGCTCAAAGGCCGCGGCCGTGATACGGACCCATTTTGGAGAGTCGCCAGTGGAGATTGATCGGGACCATGCGTGCACTCTCGCCCTGCTCGCTAATGGAGCCACCGTGTTCGCTGCGGACGAAGATAATCTGTGGAAGAAGATGCTTGATGCCGTCCGCGAGCACGGCTGCATTGTCATCACTATGGAATACTAAAAGAGGGGAAGGGAAGCTATGAGCGCGTGGCGCGACTTCCCGCTCTCCAACAGCATCGCCCGCGCCCCTTAGGCGTTGCCCTTGGTCTTCAGCCCGGCACCCATGAGGGCGCTGAGGGCCTTGCTGTACTCGACCAATTCGCTGCTCAGCGCCGTGATGGTCGCGAGCGTCTCGTCCTGGGGGGTGTCGTTTTGAATCGCCGCCGTGACGGTCAAAAATATATAAGTCGCGCCGGCGAAGAACGACGCCCGCATGTCGATGAGTTGCGCCTCGGGCGCGTCCGGCGCGATCGAGGCGTCGCGGAACCCTTGCCATCCCCCCTCGACCAGCTTGCCCTGGCCGGCGGCCATGAATTTCCGCGAGAGTTCCCGCATCATCGCCCGCTGCTCTTTGTTCATTGGCTAGTCCGCCTCGACATAGGCTATGCCCGGTGCTGTAGGGTTATCCCACACCCTTCCTGCTGTGATATATAATTTGGCGTTACCCCGAGGCCATGCGAGTCAAGCAACCGGGTGGCCTTACTTGAGCGAGGCATGGGGGTTCCTACCCGAACATGCCTCGCTCACCTCTTTGAGGAGCAACCATGCCGAACCAAAAGCCGCGTAGCGCCAAAGCCAAGAAAGCGGCCATGCAGCGCGTGATGGGCGAATTCAAGACCGGCGAGCTGCGCAGCGGCTCGAAGACGGGGCCGCGGGTGAAGAAGCCGAAGCAAGCGATTGCGATCGGGCTGAGCGAGAGCGGCCAGGCGCGCAAGCCGGGCGCGAAGAAGCGGCTGTCGAACGTCAGCTTCTAATCCGCCGTCTCGGCCTCGACCTCTTCCCGCTCGGCTTCCGCCTCGATCAGTGGCAGCGGCTTGATCTCTGTGTGTGTCAGCTTGTCCAGATAGTCGCGCTGATTGCGGGTCAGCATGCGCTCGCTCTCGTCGTGCTTCTTCAGCTTCAGCAAGATCTCACCCAGCACCTCGCGGTTCTGCGACTGGATGCCGAGCGATTTCAGGGCAACGTAACCGTTGATGATGGTCGCCGAGGCGGCGCGCTGGATCGTCAGCGATCTTACCCACTGGCGATGATCGCGCGGCACCCTGGTCTTGATGATCTCGAAGAGCCGGATCGACGCCGTTGGCACCAGGACTTGCTCGAAATAGCCGAGCGGGTCGGTTCGCGGGTCGATGGACCGGCGGCGGGGGGCCTTCTCGGGAACGGCAACCTTTTTGCGCGGCATTAGTACTCCATTCGGTCTGCAAAGCCGAGCGACTGCACCTTCGGGATCTCGTCGCGCAGGCGCCGGCCGATGTCGATGCGCCAACCGGGGCTGTTCGGGATCTTGATCCGATTTAGCGCGCGATAAGCAACCTCCCGGGCCTGCCGCACCGTATCGCCTGTGCCCGTTACCGTCAGCACGTAATCGCCCGCGGTGACGAGACAGGGCGCCGTCACCACCTCGCCGGCAATATCCTGCGGCGCTTCTCCGACCATCATCTCCAGCGGCGAGACCTTCTCCAGGACCCCCGGGGTGAGGCCGTAGACCGGCACGCCGATCACCTCTTTGCCGGTCTGATGCGAGAAGGGGAAGTCGCCAATGGAAACCACGACGCCAACCGCCACCTTGTCGAAGATCAGATGCGGCATGTCTTGGCCGGTCGCGAGCGCGTGCAGCCATTCGGCATCGTCGCCCTCGTGCAAAGAGCGCTGAATGTTGAGGGTGGGATAGCCGAAGCGCATCGTGAACTCGAGCGGCCACGGTGTGCCCGCTTCGTCGATGATGCAATTGACATCGACATAGCCGACATAGCCGGTGGCGGCGAGCGCGTCGGCCATTGGCTCCAGCACCATCTTTGCCAGCTTGGAGCGCTTCACGTAGCGCATCACGGTGCCCTGCTCGCCGGTGGCGACGCCGAGATCGCCGGCGAGCATCTTCTTGAACTCCCAATTCTCCAGCCGACCCTCGTTGAAGCCGCCCGGCCCGAACCAGCCGCCGACGGCCATCTCGCAGCCGTCCACCTTCTCCTGCAGGATGAACGAGCCCTTGTGGCGCTTCGCCTTTTTCCAGCGCTCGAGCATGTAGACGAGATCTGCGGGCGACTTGGCGACATAAGAGAGCGACTTGTCGGGCTCGTCGCCGCACGGCTTGGAAACGAAGGCGCGGCCCTCCTTTTTCACATAGGCGATGGCGTCATCGTAGTTGGTGAACTCGCGATAGCTCGGCACAGCGATGCCGTGCTTCTCGAAGATCGATTGCCCGAGGGTACGGTCGAGCTCCCAGGCGGCGGCGTCCTGGGTCGCGCCGACGATGACCGCTTGCGGATAAGAGCGGCGGAAATTATCGAGCTCGCGAACGTAGATGGTGTTGCTGGTCAAGACGATGAGATCGGCCCAGCGCAGCCACGGCTTGAAATCGGGGATGCGCTCGACCATGCCTTTGCCGACGAGGGCCTTGCGATCGGTGTGGCGCACGTACCAGCGGACATCGTGCCCCGCCTTCTGCATGCGCCAGACGAAATCGACCTCGGGCCGGTCGTCGTCGATGACGAGCAGTTTCATTGTGCCGACCTCTGCAGCTCGAGGCGGCCGGCGCGGCGCGCTGCGTCCTGTGCGTCCTTGGCTTTGAAATGCTCCTTCGCCGCGGCTTGCTGCTCGGTCGGGCTGCTCACGCCGATCTGCTGCAGCAGGAACTGGCTCGGTGTGGTGGTGCCTCCGATGATGCGCTGCGCCTGGCCGATCGGCTGCAGCTTGGAGCCAACCCAGGCGAGGAGATCGCGGATGAACTGGCCCGGGTGCCCGTCGGTGAGGTTCTCGGGATAGGCGATCGGCAGGCCACTCCAGGAATATTTTCCGCGAATGAGTTCGATCGGCGCCTCGATCGTTCCAATCGATAACACTGACTGCGCGCCTTGCGCCGGCCCCTTCTCGCCAGTCGCCACGTCTATTGCCGCTTGCGGAACCGACATCGCGCCCGGACGCGAGACCTTGGCATTGGGATTGCTGGTGATCGCCTGCCACGCCTTGTCGAGCATGGGGTAGTAGACCGTGAGCAGCACGCCCAGCATCGCCAGCTTGTCGAGCGTCTCGGCGCGCTGCTTCAGCGGCACGTCCCGCGCCACCAGATCGCGCGCCATCGTCATGTAGGAGGCGAGGCGGTTGTACTGATAGCGCCCGAACATCGTCGCCAGCGGCTGCGTCAAGATCTGGCTGAGCACGCGCTGGCCGAGCACCTGGCCGGGGATGCGGTAGTTCGGCATGTGCGCTTCGGTCTCGCGGATTGCCTTCTCGAGCGGCATGCCCTTGCCTTCGAGCTCCTTGATGCGCGCCACCGAGAGCGCATCGCCGAAGCTCCACAGCGCCGTGTTCGAGACCGAATAGAGGCTGCGGATCAGCTCGACGGGATTGGCCTTGCCGGCGAGGTTGGCGATGTGCTTCCAGGCGCCGGGGTTTGCCGCGACATCCTCGCCCAGCTTGGCGATGAGCGTGTTGTGCACGTCGCGGGTGATGTTGCGGGCATAAGGCAGGCTCGCACCGGAGCGCAGGATGCGCATGTAGTCGGCGTCCTGGGTCGCGACCGAGCGCGCCGCGTTGAGCAGGCTCTTGAAGGTCGAGGGGATGCTCGTTGCGGTGCCGACCAGCCCCTTCTCGACAAAATAGTGGTTGGCGACGTTCCGCATATGCGGAAGCGGGTTCCAGAAGATGCTGCCCTTGATGAAGCTACCGGCCTTGTC